GATGGGTCTGCGCCATTAACAGTCATTGAAGGAATAGCCTGTGCTAGTGCTGTAATACCACTTAGCAATGAACCACGCATATTCTCAACTTCAATCTTCTCAACTTCTTGAGATACATTGACAGTAAATGGTAATTCGCGCATAGCCATATCTTTAGAGATAAGACCGCCACCAAGTGCTTGTAGCATAAAGATAAGTCCCTGGGCTGGATTTAAACCAGCAAGCATACCATAACGAACATCTGCAGAGTAATCACCCTTGATGTCTTTCTTTGGATGGTATGTAATTTCATATGGTGAGCCAGAGTCTACACCACGAATTGTCTTCTCGACTGAGTATGCAACCTCATCTACTTCAAAGCAGATAGATACTACATCGCGTAGCGCAGATGCAAAGATTGCCTGTGCAGACTTAACTTGGGTATCAAATGCACCCATAAGTGCTTGCACACCTTGACCTGTAACAATTGAAGCATCAATGTTACCTGAACGACCTTCTGGATAACGAGTACCAGCGCGTAGTTCTTGATTAAGAAGTTGTCCCTCAGCAAAAGCAGATTGTGGAACTGAAAGTTCTACACGACGAACTCCAGCAGGGTTAGCGGTACGAATAACCGCATCGCCACCCAACTGTAGCTCTTGAACGTCTTGTGGTAATACAATCGGTGCTTGAACGCTCTTCTCCGCTGCTTCCATTGCAAGTAAAGCGAAACGGTTGCGAAGAAGTTGAATACCAAGTACGTCGTCGAATTGTCCTCGCAGTTCGCCATCAATAGATGGGCGACGCGCCACGACAACCATCATCTTGCCCAGCGGATTTGCTGCGCGAGATAAAACAAGGTTGCCCTTTTCAGGCAAGTAGATTACAGACTGGTCTTTATCGTAATAACGAATCATCTCAGTCTTGGCAGTTAAGTCCTGCTTGTAGCCATCACGACCTAGGATTTGGCTATCATACTCTGGGAACTGTGTTACAAGTTCACCTAGAGTCATTATATAGCGTTTAGCAAATGCCACACAGCGTCCATAGCGGTCAAATTCAGGGTATGCCCCGATTGGATTTTCTATGCGGATACGCGGCAGTTTTGCTTCTTCGTCCAATTCAATCATGAAAGGAACGAAACCGTATGTGATATACCAGTCAGCACCAGAGTACATCTGGACTGCTAAGTCGGAATGGTTAAAATAATTAGATGCAATGCGAGTACGCTTATCAGCAAACTTACGTGCTCTGTCATTTACAGAGTTAGCAGATGAGCAGTTGATTGCAGGAAGTGGAGCCATAACCTCAGATAGGTCACGTGCTACAACATCAATAAAGTTAGCAACTACGTTGGCATCTACACCTTCTGGAAAGAAATCTGGATAGACGGATGCAATCTCGCCTTTACGTACAGCAAGTACGTCTTGGTTACGAGCATCACGACCCACATTGCGGTAACGTAACGAATCGACACGTGCCGCTACCTGTTCCATTGATAATGCATTTGAATCCTTTAGTTAAAGTTATTTATTGCGTTTTAAAGTTTTAGGACCGCGAGCAGCTTCTATTTTTGCTCTCTGGGTATTTGATACCCAGTTTGGAATTTTCCTACTTGGATTTTTCATAAGTTCAGCAATAATTCGTTGTTTGTCTGCAGAAGGTGATACATAAGGTTTTTTATCAGCTTTAAAGATTGCTTTTACTGTATTTTCTTTTAAAGTTCTCATTGGACCTTTAATTTTGGCAGCACCCATAGATGAGCCTTTACCAACAGAAACAACAATTAAAGATTCTTTTTTACCTTTACCCTGGGAACCCATGCCCCATCGATATCCTGCAGGTGTCCCAACTTTTGTCATTTTATTTTCCAGTTTAATATTTCTATTAGCACTGGTTTTAGTATTTCTTACTCTTCCAACGCGAACATAAGCTGTGCCACCGCCGCCAAAGCCCTCGCCTACTTTATCTGCACGTGCCATGATTTTCCTTATCCGTAATATTCTTCCCATTGGGCTGCAAATGCATCATCTAAGTTAATAGAACCGCGCTGTGCGCGTTGCATTCTTGTAGCCCAACGGTTATTTTG